GAACCGTGTTCGGAGAACCGAAAGGAGCATCGGATGATTGACGAAACATTTAAATACGATGTAGCGGACATCGTTGATATCGCGGACGATGAAGTGTATGATATGTGTGTGCCTATTTCGCAGGAGATGCTGGACGCGCTGGGGGATGGGAAAGCCCTCCGCGTCCGAACGGACGATTGCGATGTGTATCTGAAGCTCTTCGGTGAGGACCAGTTCCAGTGGATCGCGGAAGAAAACGAAAAGGAACGGCAGCGGCAGGAGGAGATGTTCCGCAACGCAAAGAAGTCACAACTGGAGAGGACGCGGGAGCTGTACGCTCCGAAGACCGATGACGAAAAGAATGGCGTTCCTCCGGCTTACTCTTGTGGACGATGCGCTCGGAGAATCGGGTGCTATTGCCCTGCAAATAATTGCGAAATTGTAGCGATGAACGGATGCTGCGATAAGTATGAGGAGAACGCATGATGGATTACGAAGGTTTAGCCAACCAAATAATGGCACAGATGCGGTCAAACAAGGACTATCTGCTGGATGTGACGCGCCATGAAGACGTGTACCAGCTTGCGTTGAACGCGGCGGTCAATTCTCCGGCGCAGGCGCATAACATCAACGTAGGCTTGCGGATGTTGATTAATGACGCAATGGTGCTTCAACCGCAGATTGCGGAGAGGCTGTATGAAATCTATGTGCGATCACTGCTGGTCGACGCACCGAACTACGTTGACGAATATCTGCTCTTCTTGGAGCATAAGCGCCCGGTCGAGGACCGCTTTTATCAGACGCGGCGAAAGACCTTAAAGCCAATCGTGGATGCATTTCAGATGCTTGAGGACGATGAGCTTGACGAGTTATTCGTGGACATGCCGCCGCGGACCGGCAAGTCCTCGGTTCTTGTGTTCATGACCACGCATCTCATGGGTAAGCGTCCGGGGAATCCGAACCTCTACACGTCATATTCCAAAGTCATTACGGACTCGTTCTTTAACGCCGTGATGGAAATTATGACAGACAAGGAAACGTACTGCTTCTCGGATGTGTTTCCCGGATGTGGCGAACTGGTGACGAACGCAGCAAACACGACGATTGACGTGGGAGCAAAGCGACACTATCCTTCGCTGACATGCCGGTCCATTGACGGTACACTGAACGGTGCCTGCGATGTCGACGGCGGCTTTGCGATCGCGGATGACCTTGTATCCGGCTACGAAGAAGCGCTATCCAAGGATCGCCTTGCTAAGTTGTGGGGCAAAGTGTCAAACAACTACATTCCAAGAGGCAAGCCTACCACGAAGTATATTTGGGTAGGTACAAGATGGAGTCTTACTGATCCTGAAGGAATGCGTCTCGACCTTCTGCAAAACGGTTCCGCAAACGCGCAGCGGCGATACAAGGTTGTGCATCTTCCGGCACTGGACGAGAACGACGAATCCAACTTCGACTATCCATTCAAGAAGGGCTTTTCAACCATCGCGTACCACCAAATCCGGGAGAACTTCGAACGGAACAACGATATGGCTTCATGGCAGGCGCAGTACATGGGCGAACCTATCGAGAGAGAAGGAACTCTGTTTGACGCATCTCAGTTCCAGTATTACCAGGGCGACCTTCCCGACACCGCACCCGACCGAAGATTCATGGTAATCGATCCGGCTTTTGGTGGCGGCGACTTTTGCGCCGGTATAGTCTGCATACAGTATGGATCAATTGCGTATGTTCCGGCGGTCATCTTTAATCCCGGTGATAAGCGAGTAACACAACCGCAGATTGCCGCGCTTGCTAAAGAGTACAAGTGTAGCATGATTCAGCTCGAGGTTAACAAGGCAACGGAAGGATATGCCGAAGGTGTTTCAACGGCCCTTAAGAACATCGATTATAAGGCAACGGTTCGAATAAAGAACAGTTCCAATCAGACATCCAAGTGGTCAAGAATCGTTGACAAGGCCCCTGATATCCGAGATGTATATATCTTCAAGGTTGCCCAGGGTAGGAAGCAGGAGTATACCGCGTTTATGGCGAATGTTTATGCATACTCACCGTACCTGGGCGAACGCGGACTCAAGAAACAGCACGATGACGCGCCGGATGTTCTTGCCCAGGGAGTCGAAGTTATCCTTGAAAAGAGTCAGAGATATACGATATTCCAGCGCCCTTGGTGACGAATTGTCAGACTATTTGTGCAAATTGTCACACAATATATAGCGTTTAGACTCAATTGAGCCACAACTGCTATGAAAAAGAACCAAAATTGAATCAATTTCGCTGAATAGCACAAAGTTGTACTTGAAAACGGTATAATTTTGTGCTATTTTCAGATTATAGACAGGGTGTAATAGGAGAAATTGTATGGCTGAAGAGAACAACATCGAAAAAAAGGACACCGTTTACCATCACGATGCCGTCATCGACATCTATCCGAGGGTGACTTTCGGTCGCAGACCGATCCTGACTCCCTACACCGAAGTGACCGAGGATAATGTGCGCCGGATTTTGTCTGCCGCCGCCGCTACTTTCGCCGTTAACCGTGCGGAGTGCGAGGGCTTGTACCAGTATTACAAGGGCAAGCAGCCAATCTTAGGTCGCATCAAGATGGAGCGCCCTGAAATCAAGAACATTGTCATCGAGAACCGGGCTTACGAAATCGTTACGTTTAAGACCGGGCGCTTTTTGTACAAAGATATTCTGTACACGAACCATACCGATGACAAGGATTCCGCAAAAATCACTGACGTTAACGAGCTGAATCGGATCATGGCTTCCGACGGTAAGGCTGGAAAGGACCGCGAACTGGTCGACCTCTTCCACATCTGCGGACACGCATACCGAATGATTGTGGACTCCAGCGACGCAGGATTCCCATTCCACACATACACCATTGATCCCCGGAGAGCTTTTGTCGTATATTCCGACACCGTTGACAAGAAGCCGCTTCTTGGCGTTTATGTCACGACGACTCTTGACAATGACGGAAACAAAAAGATTCGTTACACCGCGTACTCCAAGGACACGATGTATACCATCATCGACGATCAGATCGTAGATAAGGCACCGCATATCCTTGGAGACGTACCGATTGTCGAGTATCCGGCGAATCACGCAAGACTCGGCTGCTTTGAAGTTGTAATGAGTCTCCTGAATGCGCTCAACCTCGCGCAGTCCAACCGAATGGACGGTGTTGAGCAGTTCATTCAGGCGCTGCTGGTATTCAAATCCCTTGACATGGAAGACGGCGATATTAGCAAGCTCAAGCGTGAGGGCGCGATTTGTCTTCCTCCGGGAGCCGACATGGATTATCTCACGAAGGAACTGAACCAGTCTCAGGTGCAGACTTTGTGCGATGATTTGTATCAGGCAGTGCTTACCATCTGCGGTATGCCGAACCGTAACGGTGGCTCTTCCACGTCAGACAACAAGGGCGCAGTAGTTCTCCGCGACGGGTGGTCTTCCGCTGCAACCGCGGCAAAGGAAACCAAGCAGTATTTCGAAGCGTCCGAAAAGCGTATGCTTAACATGGCGCTTAAGGCGTTTAACACGCGTAAAGACACCGAAGTCAAGAACCGTACCGCACTTCTCCTCTCGGATGTTGATATCCACTTCGACGAGGGCGAGTATGAGAACACACTTGAAAAGGCGCAGGTTCTTCAGATGCTTCTCAGCAACGACTACGTTGATCCGAGATACGCATACATCTTCAGTAACATCACACCCGATCCTGAAGCGGCATATCTTGCCGGTATGGCACATCATGAAAAGATGGAAGCCAGCGAGGTCGAACGCCTGAAGGTGGAAGAAACGCAGCCGGAAGTAGTGGAGGTTGAGGATGTATGAGTACACCGATAAGGTTATGGAAGCCGTCAACCGAAAAGTGGTCCGGGAGTTCGACAAACTGAAACGGTCAATCTTGTCGTTTGACGAGATAAACGCGGTCCGCACATCCGTGAACCGTTGTTATAAAGCCGTACTCAAGGAAGTAACGGCGGCATACCTGAAAATCGCCATCTACTACTACAAAAAGGCGGGTGGCGATACTAAGGACATGATTATAGTCTTGGAAAACATACTCGGCGGTTACAATCCCGTCACAAAGTATGTTTTCAATGCAGAGTGGGATCGCAAGCGGTCGAGAGCCTTTGAAAGCATCGTCGCCGGGAAGACATATTCCGAGGTTGACAAAGCCGCGAGAATCCTCTCAAGACAAATTGCACAGTTCGCTGACGAAGCCACGGACACGGCGACGCTGCTCGGATATGAAGACAGTGATATCGACAGTGTTCAGTGGGTTGCCAAGAACGACTTCAAGGTGTGTGAGGAGTGCTGGGATAGGAACGGAAACATTTATCCCATCACTGCCGTACCGCCGAAACCGCACCCCCGGTGCAGATGCGAGTTTAAGCCCATTCATCAATAACATTATTGTTTCCTTTCTATCCAACTTAGAGGCACGCCTAAGCCAGCGCATATCGACTAAGCCTAAAGTCCTGTTGCAGCAGATGGTGGAGTCATGTTCCACCTGTGCGCTTCGTCAGAGAAGACGTTAAAACGCAACTATACTGGCAGAGAAGCCATAAACCGCAAAGAGTCAGAGAAGACGTTAAAACGCAAAAAGGAGTAAAAATGAAGATTGACACCAACGGCATCGAAGGATACGATTCGATGACCACGGAACAGAAGCTGGAAGCCGTTCTTTCGCAGGACCTTCAGCCGGACTACAGCGGATATGTCAAGAAGGACGTATTCGACAAGACGGCAAGCGAATTGGCAAATACCAAGAAGGACTTGCTCAATCGCATGACAGAGTCCGAGCGAGAAGCAAAGCAGCGTGAAGAGGAGTTGCAGACGCTCCGGGATCGTAACGCAGTGCTTGAGATGGAGAAGAACATCTCCACCTACAAGGCGCAGTACATCTCCATGGGGTACGACAACGACCTCGCGGAAAGCACCGCCACGGCGTTAGCCAAGGGCGACGTAGAAACCGTGTTTGCGAACGGCAAGAAGCATCAGGAAGCACACGACAAGAGCGTAAAGGCAAGCATGCTCGGAAGCACGAAGTTGCCTCCGGCAGGTGATGGCGGTGCGCCTCTTACCGTGGAAGACATCATGAAAATCAAAGACACGGCAACGCGGCAGCAGAAAATGGCTGAAAATCCTGAGTTGTTCGGTCTTGGTTAAAAATTCCAAAGGAGAACAAACAAATGGCACCGAAAGCTAATTTGACGAAGGCTGCAAACATCTCTGCAACCATCCGCGAAATTGATTTCGCAACACGTTTTGGGCTGAACTGGCAGGCACTGCAGGAGATTATGGAAATCTCCCGTCCTATCCCGAAGCAGCCCGGTACGAAGCTGGCTTCGTACAGAGCATCTGTAACCCTTCAGTCCGGCAACGTCGGAGAAGGCGAGAGCGTTCCGTACTCTCAGGCTGAGGTTGAGCCTGTTGCTTACGCAGACCTTACCCTTGAGAAGTACAAGAAGGGCGTGTCTGTCGAGGCAATCGACAAGTACGGCGCACCTATCGCCATTCAGAAGACCGACGATGCGTTCCTTGTAGAACTGCAGAACCTCGTTCTCGACAGATTCTACGACTTCGCTGAGACGGGTACGCTGGTTGGAACGGAAGCCACGTTCCAGATGGCAGTGGCGATGGCTATCGGCAAGGTTGTTGACAAGTTCAAGACGCTGCGGAGAAACTTCTCCAACGTGGTTTGCTTCGTTAACACGCTGGATGCATACCGCTACCTTGGTGGTGCAAACATCACCATTCAGACCACGAACGGCGTTCAGTACATCAAGAACTTCCTCGGCGCGAGAACGATCATCCTTTCCTCGGAGATTCCGCAGGGCAAGGTCATCGCTACTCCGGCTGAGAACATCGTTCTCTACTACTGCGATCCGTCCAACGCAGACTACGCTTCGGCTGGTCTTGTGTTCACGACCGCAGGTGTAACGAACCTCATCGGCGTTCATGTCGAGGGCAATTATGATACCTACGTTGGCGAGATGGCTGCGCTCATGGGCATGGTACTGTGGGCAGAGTATCAGGACGGCATCGCGGTTATCACGATTGATGCAAACCCTCTTAAGGGCATCACCCTTACTCCTGAGAGTGGTGCGACGATCTTGTGGGGAACCCCGGTAAGCTCTATTCAGGAGAATATCACGATCACCGGCAACAGCATCAGCGGTAAGTTGAAGAAGCTGACAAGCGGACAGTTGGTAACCGACTGGGGCGAGGGCTACTTCATCTGCGTGAACTGGGGAACGTCTCTTGATCCGACGACGACCAGCTTCAAGTGCGGCATTGTTCCTTCTCAGGGCAGCGGCATGCAGGAAGCATTCAGCGATCCCGACCACTCCATGGTGGTTAAGGTCTTTGATAAGAATCGTCAGGACCTCATGTTCATCCAGTCCAACGCTACGCATAGCCTGACCGAGACATTTGACATCAGCGGACTGACGCTTGAGTAAGAAGGAGGAACCACATGATTTACAACGGCACTATCAAGAAGCTCAGTGACAAGCCGGACGCTCCGAAGAAGGACGACACCAAGAAGTCCGAGGAGAAGAAGGACAAGAAGTCCGAGAACGAAGAGAAGTAAAGGAGACGCAGCATGACCGCGGAAGAATTTAAAGCAAGGCTTACACAAAGAACTGGCGAAACTGACGCGGCAGTGCTGACCTCTTACATGGAAGACTCCGCGATGATCGTCATCAACAAGGTGTATCCGTTTTGGGATGGGGAAGAGTTACCCGAAGTACCGCTTCGGTATCAGAACCGCCAACTGGAGATTGCCGTGTACCTGATGAACAAGCGCGGCGCGGAAGGGCAGGAGTCGCACAAGGAGAACGGCATTGACCGCACCTACGAAAGCGCATCCGTTCCGGCATCGATGCTGGAAGGGCTTCTGCCTTTCTGCAAGATTCCATAAGGAGAAGAAGATGAGAAGTCTTGAACGTAACAAACAGACGTTTTACTACGCACTCTACAGTGGCAAGGTAGAAATCACGGAAGGAATCATCCATACGGGAGAGTATGCCGAGAGCTACGGTGCGTGGACGGAGATGAGAGCGAATATCTCCCCGGCAAGAGGCGAGAGCTACGCGGAAGTCTTCGGTGCGGATGTCCGCTATGACAAAGTTATCGTCACGGACGACATCAATTGTCCGATTGACGAGTACACCGTCTTAGCAATCGACATCTCGCCAAACGAACGCCATAGCGAAGCGGACACGCCGATCTACGACTACATTGTTACGAAAAAGGCGAAGTCTTTGAATGTCATCCAGTATGCTGTACAGAAGGTGAAAGTAAATGCTTAAAGTAGACGGCATCAAAGAAGCGATTGCAGACCTCACAAAAGAGAAGCGGAATCTTGAGAAATGTATCAGAAAACTTATCAGATACCTGCTTGAAGAAGGATACATGATCGCTGATGCTCGGTTCGCAAGCGCGGACACTTCAGGCACCTTTGATGTCCGCATGATAAAACCGTATTGGGAAGGGAACACCATGGTGCTGGAGGCGAGAGGAGAGAACGTAGCGTTCATCGAATTCGGCACCGGCATTACCTATGAGCGATATCCCGACCAATCGGTGTACACGGACCTCTCAATGGCAGACCGAGGACAGTACGGCTTAGGAAAAGCATCCAAAGGCACATGGATTTATGTCGGCAATCCGGGAACTCTTGGAGAAGTCATCCACACGAAGAAGGACGGTCGTTCCGTCGTTCGGACAAAGGGTAATCCTCCGGCGAGGGCAATGTTCCTTGCGGAAGTTAACTTGGCTGACCAAGAGCATATCAACGACATTGCAAGGAGAGTGTTCAATGATTGACATCGAGAACGAAATCGTGACATTGGTTTACAACACAGTGACTCCGATTTATGAGTCGGCGCAGGTCGTTTCCGAACTTAACCTGAGTCCGTCCGTATTTCCGAACATCTGCGTGGAAGAGATATCCAATGTTACCTACAACAGCTCTGCCGATAGCAAGTCGAACGAGAACCATGCTGACATCATCATCGAGGTAAACATCTTCACAAACCGCATATCCGGGAAGAAGACGCAGGCGAAGGATATCGAGAACTTGATAAACAACGCGCTTGTGTCTGTCGGATTCACCCGGACAATGAGTACACCAATTGCACTAAACAACGGCACGATGTATCGGCGCGTTAGTCGGTACAACGCGGTCGTAGACAAAAACAACACAATATTTGGGAGGTAAAACCAAATGGCTATCAGCACTTACAAGACCTTTCTCATGAAGGGTACTGGCGGCGCATGGTCGAAGCTGATCGACATCAAGTCGTTCCCGGACCTCGGCGGCGCACCTGAGATGCTCGACACAACCACCTTGTCCGACTCCGCAAGAACGTACATCCTCGGCATTCAGGAAACCGAGCAGATGACCTTCACTGCCAACTATACCTTGGCAGACTTCGAAGCGGTTAAGGCTTTGGAGTATCAGGAAATCGACCTCGCCGTATGGCTTGGCGCTTCCGTATCCAACGAGATCGCAACACCCACCGGCGTTGACGGCAAGTTTGAGTTCAAGGGTTATGTAACCGTAACCAAGAACGGACACGGTGTAAACGAGGTTCAGGACATGACCATCACGATTGCTCCGACCACGGTTATCCGTCAGACGCAGGGAACAACGCAGACTCCGTCCGTATCGCTCGACGTTAAGGCTCTTGAGCTTGGCGTAGGCGAAACCTACCAGTTCAACACCGTAACGGTTCCGGCTGGCAAGGCTGTAACATACGTTTCGTCCGCAACGGGTAAGGCAACTGTGACCGCAGGCGGCGAGGTTGAGGGCAAGCAGGCGGGTTCGACCATCATCACCGCAACCATCACCGATGGTGGTGTTGACTACACCGACACCTGCACCGTAGTAGTATCGTAATTTAAAGGAGGCTCACTATGTCAATGACTATCAAAATTAATGGGGATGACGGCAAGGCTTATACGCTTGCCTTTACAAAGAGAACAATTAACTCACTCGCAGAGTCGGGTTTTAAGATTGAATCGTGCGTGGACAACCCGGTGGTTGGCGTTCCGAAGCTGTTTGCC